GTCGGGGGGTCTGATTTGCGCGAATTGACTATTTCGTGACGTTCGTCTTAGGACGTATATATTCTCTTTAGTTATTTTAGGTCGCGCGAGTCGCGTGCGATCCTGTTATAGGTGAAAAGTGTATATAGCTTAGTTTATTGTCAAGTCTCATGCGTCTCATGAGATCTTGACTATGAACGTTATAGTAACGGTTCCGTTTTATTTTTAAACCGCTTCGCTCTGTAGTCTCAGAGCAGAAATATCACAAACGTCTGGTATGTATTATACATATGAATCCAGAGTCCTAGGTATTAGGGAATATTTGAGCAGAGATGCTCGTTAAATATATCAGAGTGGAGACACTCTTTAAATATATCCAGCCACACCGGCTTTCAGGTGGCCTTAATCATCTGACAATGTTAGAAATAATAAGCATTGTAAAATAATTTATTATATAGCAGATGTATGTGTGTTCCGCCACACTTACTGCTTTACCAAAGCCTTCCAAAGAAGGATGACATCATCTAAGCTGAAAGAGACCTTAACCTTAGATGTATTACCAGTGGTCCCAAAGTCCGAACCCGGCAGCCTCCCATAATTTGGAGGAAGACGGGGGTATCTTTGTTATCAAGAGAGGGTGATAATACCCTGTCGTATTGATTTGTAAATAAGCTGGCTCAAAGCGTAATGAACTTTGAGTGTATAATGGCATGATGCGTGTGTATGCACAAACTTGCTCATAATCCAGATGGTGCATTATACATTGTTATTTACATTTCCGATTGATCAGTGGATCAACGTAAAAATTTACGATTCGAAAGTCCCGTAGAGGACGGAGTAAACCTTGGTACACCAGTTGAACAGAAACCTTTCCAAGTTCTACCACTTGGAGATGTTTCTGTTCTGCTGGTGTGGATATTGTGGACGTTTTAATTTTGATTAAAATGTCTAACAAGAGCCACACTAGCGGAGCAGAAGTGTCTCAGATTTGCCAAACAAATTTGTTTGAAGAAGATCAACTCGTTGATCTTAATAAGCTTTTCAGTGAAATTCGATTTCATCAAAGCAATGTGGGGTCCACACCACGTAAGGCATTGCCTTCGAAGTGGACAAAAGGAGATAAGGAAAAAACTTCAGTACAAAAGCGTGTCACGTTTAAAGAAGATTGGCATGCTCCGGATGATCGTGACAAGAAGCGTATTGACCGGTATTTTGCGGAAAAACGTAAGAAGAAAAGATTGAAGGCGCGACGTAAGTTGAAGCCGGAGATTGGCATTGAAATTCCTGATGTTATATATCGGGATCCAATTTTGTTCGTCATTTTGTTTATTGTTTGTAGTTTCCTTTCTATATTTTCCTTTTTTCGTGTTTGTTTGTATCGAGAACGTCGTGATTACGTTCCGCAGGGCGCTTTAGAAATGCCCAAGGAGAAAACTTTCAAAAATTGTGCCAAATTTGTTTTTCATTTTTATTATCATTTTGGCAAAATGTTTTTGTTTGGTTTTTGTGGAGCGATTGTTGCGAAAGATTTGAATGAGCGCTACCAGGATCGCGTTCGCGGACTTGGTGCTCGCGAAGAGTATGCAATCACGCGGTCGTTTCATAACATTCAAAGGTGTCTGCCTGCGAATCAACGTGATAAATTAGCTCCAGCCTTGGTAGCTGCTATCACGTATATTGGGACAATTGCAAACGCAGACTCAACGTCTGAAGTCATGAGAATAACAATAGCTGTTTTAGGTCAGTATTATTCTTCATTCACCATGCAAGATTTGAGAGCATTTCTGCATGACTTTGACATTTTGGATGATCCTAACCGTCCAAGAGCAGTTGCTCACATAGGGTATGCTAATGGCGTACATTTTGTGGTACGCAATGAGGACGGTTATGATCAGGAAATGGAAGATCGCCTTGATCAAGAGAGACGTGAACGTCTTGAAAGGGCCAATGCTCGTCGTCATGACATTAGTGTGATTCGGGAAAATCGCCGATCGCAAATTGTCAATCAACATTTTCCAGAAGACATGCACGAACGTGATGAAATGCATCCAGAAGGAGATTTCTCCTGGAAGGATACGATCAAGAAGCTTCAAGATGGTACCGTCGCATTGTGTGATACGCCTATTGGCAAGTTTTTGGTTGGTGTTTTCACTTTGATATCGCTTTCGACAGCGAGCAAAGGAGAATCTCCACCATCAGTTGCAAGACAAATGATCAATCGAGTTTTGACTGACGTAGTTCCGTATGGATCACGCATGACACTATCCGACTCGATTTTCAGCATTTTCGAGTTTGTTGCTACGGCAATTGACTGCATCAAAGACGGAACATCTTTGAGCGATTTTGTTTACCAAGATCATTTCTACGAAGACATTTGTGATACAATTGTCGCGGGAAGTCATATCAATGGTGGTGAATTGCATAAACGCGGTGATGCCTATGTGATAGATTACAAGGAACATGTTGCCTATTTGATAAAGAAGATTGATCGTCTCACGAAAAAAGAGGGCAAACGAGGTCGCTCTACCGCGATGTACATGCACTATGGTATTCGTTTGCGTGAAATTCAAGAAGAAATGGAGAATTACGAAGTGAATCTCAGTTTTCGAGCCGCTCCAGTTGGCATTGTTCTTGTCGGCCCATCTGCTATTGGTAAAAGCAACTTGTACCCACATATAATTGGAGTCGTAGGTGCAGCCAACGGAGTTGAGTATAAGGAATACCAGATTGCCAATCTTTCACCTGATGCTGCATATGACGACGCTGTGAAGCAGGAATCAACTGTCATTATCATGGATGATATAAATACCGTTAATGACAAAAATGCTAAGAACAGTGAGAAGGCAGTTTGCAGAATTGTTAATATTTGCAACAATTCAGCACATTTTTCCAATCAATCCGCAGTCGAGAACAAGGGGAGAATTTATTTTCGACCACATTTGTTTATTGGTTCATCCAATACGGCGGATCTAGGCATCTTTGATACTTATAAGACGCCTGAAGCACCATTGAATCGAATACTGATAAAGGAAGTACAATTGTTGCCTGAGTTTCAAAAAGATGGGAAGCTTGATAAGCGTTTAGCGGAAATGGAAACCGCTGCGCTTGGTTATCCGCCAGTGATGCATCGGGTGCGAACCGTTGAATGGAAGAATGTCAATGTAGCCAAGAGTGCTTTGAAGACGGGCGGACAACAATATGCTCCAGTATATGGAGAATGGGAAACTTTCGATGTTTTCCTCAAGAAATATAGTGTTGAAGTTCGTCGGCATGTAGCTCAACAACAAGCGTTGAAAGAGAGCCATTTGAAAATGGCAAACACACCCAAATGCAAGATGTGCGGTGCGTGGACTGGTACTGCTTGGTGCACGTGTGATATGCAGGCTGAGTTGGGTGAGTTGGATGATTTTTCAAATGATGTTCAAGACATGACTATTTCGTTATACATAAGTTTGTTGTCGATGGACTATTTTGTCTGGCTTGTTGCCGTTTTTGAGAGAATTGGTTATTGGACATTGTACTATTGTTCACCAATGATCTCATTCGTTGTTTCGCAATATACCGCTTTGAGTATTGGGGGTCAGATTTTGACACTCCAAGTCTGTGCTATTCTGTATTTAATGTTTTACTTTGAATGTTTGCGTTTCATACATGTTATGCTTGTTGGTTTTGTTTGTGTTACATTGGCGTTTTCAGTTTGCGTTGCACTTGGCAGGTATTTTTGCCATCGTGTCATGCGAGAGGCACGTTCTAGTATTTATGAAAAGATTCGAAGCGTTCCATTTCGCGAAATTACAGCTGTCACGGCGGCCATTGTTGCTGCCAGAGCAATTTACAAGGCTCTTGTGTCTTCGTGGTCGTGTTTTCCACAGGGCAATCTACAAGTAACAACACCAGAGACGGTTGAACAGCGAAGAATGGAAAAGAGTGACTGGGATAAGGCTTACAAGCGTCCAGTTAGTTTTGATCACAAGGCTGAGACATCTACTTTGGAACAGTCCATTTCGAAGATTGATAAGAATATGTATAAGATCAAGTATCAAATTTCTGAAGATGCCATCAAGGTGGGTCATTGTCTTTTTCTTGAAGACAACATGGGCGTCATGAACAAGCATGTGTGGAGAAGTTTTGAAAACACTACTCCCCAAGTAGAATTTACGCGCCTTTTGAATGGAACCGTCTTTAAGACATATGTCCAACATTTCTTTGAAGATCCGATCGAAGATTTGTGTTACATAATTGTGGCATCAAAACCATCGACGCCATCAATTTCACATCTCATTCATCCCGATAGATACTCCGGTTTGTGTCAGTTTATTCGACGCAATAACGATGGTAGTATTCTTGACGAAGAAGTGAATGTAACGATTAAGGATATTCAGAGTGGAGCTTATGCTTCCATTCTACCGAAGACAGGATTGGTTTATCAACCGAAGACACCGACTAAACATGGCGATTGCGGATCCGTTTTGATTACTGCGAATAAGCCACACAGTATAGTGGGAATCCATTGTGCTGGCAACGGTCGACACGGGGCATCTACCATTCTTTCTCAAGTGAGTCTGCAGAGATTCAGAGAGTGGCTCAACAACATTGATCTTACTCCAGAAGGAGAGTTTTTGATTCCGATCTGCGGTTTCGGTGACAGCATCGACATGGAGCCTTATGATGAAAAGGGCGTTGTTGTCACTCAGGATATTGATCCACGACATGCTGTAAATTTCTATGATTGTCATGATATGTGCGTCAGCGTTTGTGGATATTCTGAAGAAAGCCGTTTGCACGGCAGAAGTGATGTTCGTTATAATTCAGCCGCTCCCATCTTGAAAGAGCTTGGTGTCGATTTGGTTTATGGTCCTCCACGTCCGAATGCCAATCGAGATCACGCTGCAGCTTTGCAAGATCGTTCCACTCCCATGCGTGACATTCGTCCAGAGTTGTTGCGGCGCGCAGTAGCTGACTATGTCGGTCCATTGCTGGACATTGCTAAAGAAAAGGGTTTTCGGTTTTTCAGGAAACCTCTGAGCTTATACGAAAGCTTGAACGGTTGTTGGGATACAAGGTTCATTAATCCCATTGATGAGACGAAATCGTGCGGCTATGGAAAGAAAGGCCCCAAGAAAAATCTTGTTGAGATAACGTATGACGATATCTCTGGCGCTAAGATCATTCAACCTTCTCCTGAGCTTGAAGGAAGGTTTAGTTTGCTTATGAAGCGGGCTAAAACTGGAAATCGTTTGAATCCATTGATAAAGACCGCCTTGAAATCTGAGCCTGTCAAGTACGAGAATGATGGTACTTTGGCGAAGAATACTAGGATTTTCTTCGTTGTGCCATTTGCTGATTTTTTGATCACTAAAGCGCTGTTTGCTCCGATTGTAGACTTTTTGCTTTCTTTTCCATTGGTAAGCGAATGTATGGGAGGCGTCAATGTCAACCGAGATGATTGGGGCTCAATTTATCAGCATCTCAAGGAATTCGGTGTTGAAAATTGCATCGAGAGTGATTTCAAACGTTGGGACATACGTCTGTCTGGTCAGATTATCCGAAGTGGTGGTTCATCTCTGGTAATGATCGCGAAGGCGATAGGCTATGATGATGAGTCGATTCTGGCGATGACTGCAATTTTATCAGACTTGGCTAATTCATATGTCATGTTTCAAGGTGCTCTTATCACTGTTGACGGTTGGATGATTTCAGGTACATACTTGACCCTTTTGTTGAATAGTGTCTGTAATTCGTTGATTCATCGTTGTGCATTTTTCGACTGTTACTACGAAGGAACTTACGTCACGAATTACGAGTTGAAATACCGTGATCATGTGCGTAGTATTTTCATGGGTGATGATGCTTTGGCTACTTCTCGGACTGATGAATTCAATCAATTGGTTATGTGGGATTTTTGCCGCAGACACAATATTGAGTACACGAGTGGATCGAAGAGTGATGTGATGGAACCATTTTGCCATTTGGATACTGCTACATTTTGCAAGCGTACTTTTTATTACAATCCAATTCTGCAGCAATATTTGGCACCACTCGCTATTCCCTCGATTATGAAATCACTTTATATGTATAAGAGTGAAAGTTGTGTCATTGAGAAGCAACAAATAGTTGATGCTTTTGGAGCATCATTATTTGAACTTGCCCGTCATCCACGGGAAGTTTTTGAACATTACCATGAGATTTTGGTGAAAGCCTCTGAAATCATGGAGATTTCAAATTTGGTTTTGCGACTGGAAATGTCGTACGATGAGTGGATGGTCCTCTTGGACAATCGCTATTTTAGCGATGGTTCTTCTCTTGGTTCAGAGGAGATATATGAGGATGTTTTTGAACCAGAAGGCGCTGAATGCGCCGGCGTCATTGCCGAAGCAATTCCAAAACCAAAATTGGTTACCGACCGTTTCTTTCCCAAAGGAATGGTGAGGCTTTTTTGGTTGGGTTTGGGAATTTTGGTTCTACTTTATAATCCTCCCAGTAGAATGACACAAATTAAAAGGATTAGCATTTTTCAAGTTTCAAAAACACCGAATTCACAGATCGGTAATTTATCTGTGAACAGCCAGACTTCTGCGTGGGAGGCTGGTGTTCAAACCAGTTCGGATGGTTCCGAATTACACGCGTCAACATCAGATACAAATGATTCTTTCTTCAAGCGTCCAGTACGTGTGGACAATTTCACTTGGGAAGTTGGGCAATCATTATACGCTGAATTCAATCCTTGGAGATCTTTTTACGAAGATCCGAGAATTATGAATCGTATAGCCCATTTTCGGAATCTAAGATCGAAATTACATGTCGAGTTGTTGGTCAATGGAAATCCATTTTATTATGGAAGGGGCATTATGTCATATATTCCAATGCCAGATTCCGACCAAATATCGATTTTCCGTTCTGATGTTCCACAAGACTTGGTCGAAGCATCGCAACGACCACACATTTACTTCAATCCCACAACCTGTGAAGGTGGTACATTATCCCTTCCCTTTGTTTTTCCAAAAACGCATATTAACATTACTGAGCGTGAATGGAGGAAGATGGGTTTGATTACTTTGAAGTCAATGAACAGTTTGCGACATGCCAATGGAGGCACAGATCCGATTACGATTACTGTATTGGTCTATGCGTCCGAGATTGAGTTGAACACCCCGACTTCCATTACGCCGTTTAATCTTGTGCCGCAAGGTGGCACTGAGTATGGCATGATTTCGGGACCAGCGACGACTGTTGCTAGAATAGCAGGTATTATGTCTCAAGTGCCTATGATATCAAATTTTGCACGTGCAACAGAGATGATTGCTAGTGCTGGTGCTAAGGCAGCAATGATATTTGGCTACAGCCGTCCCAGGATTCAAATTCAAAGTGCTGAATATGTGATTCCTCATTCGTCGTTGGCCAATGTGAATGAGGGAGATTCTTCTGCCTCAATAGCATTGGATACCAAGAAGGAAATTACTATTGATCCTGCGGTATGTGGCTTGGGTTCGCAAGATGATATGGCTTTTTGCAATATTGCCACCCGTGAGAGTTTCATTGATTCCTTTGAATGGAGTGAGTTGGACCCTCCCGACCGTCATTTGTATTCTATGCGAATCAATCCGTTGAACGGACTGCTTGATGGTTCGGGGCATGCGCATATCACGCCGGCCGGTCTTGTCGCCCTACCGTTTGATTTTTGGACGGGTAGTATGGAAGTACGATTGCAAGTCGTGTCGTCTGCGTATCATCGTGGAAGAATCCGTATAGTTTGGGATCCTTCTTATGTCAAAGACCCCAACGTGTTTAATGTGAGTTATTCAGCTTTGATTGATATCACTGAAAGCACGGAAGTTACTTTCAAAATTGGTTGGGGACAGGATCTTGATTATTTACGCGTTCCATTGCTACGTGACCATCTTCTCAATATACCTCGTGCATCTGCAGTCGGTGATGTGGATCCATTCAGTAATGGTACTTTGAGTGTTTACGTGGTCAATGGTTTGACAAGTCCTGCTGACGATTCAACACTAGTCGAAATCAATGTTTTTACGCGAATGTGTGAAGACATGCAAGTTGCTTCACCAACATCGTACAATTTCGAGAAAATGCGATTGGTTCGTAACCCTTTTCGAATTCCAGAAGACCTTGATGTAGTATTTGGACTGGAAGATGCGCGTAAGATGATATCTTCACGTGGTACAGAACCAACCCGTACTGATGAAGCTGAAGCAGAGCCTGAGACATTTAGGTGGGTTCAATTGCTTCCTGATGGTCCTCGTTATTTCAAATATTCAACGTATTCCAACAGCAACACCGTGCAGACCACGCGATTTATAATGCGTAATGGATCATTGGCAACGGCGACAGTGACGTTTGGATGGGGTGATTCCGAGCAGACTGTTGTTTGTCCACCTGGGCTTCCTGATACTACATTTACCTTCAATTTGAACGTGAAACCTGGTTGGAACAACATTGATTTTCGATATACTTCAAACAGTACTGATTTGGATATGGTTCGTGTCGATACTGGAGTTCCAGTCGGCAACACTGCTGTTATTTTACGTGGTAGTGAACTTGCTGCCAAAGTGACAGCGCCTGTCGTGGATACTTTCGAGGATTATCCGGATACTGAATTCGTCACAACCACAAATGCCAACTCAACGGTTTTGTTTCTCAATGACGCTGTGGCGGGAACGATTGCTACAGTAGCTATGACCCGGCCTTCTATTGTAGAAGGTTCGACGCAGACGTTGGCCGACTTGAATTTGCCACCTAATGCATCACGTATGTTTTCATTTGTTGTTCCTTCCGATTTGAAGATAACCATATCAAAATCTCCGGTTCAAACTCCGTGGGTTATGGAGTTGACAAGCGTGTCATACATACGTGATGACGCGTTTGTTCCGGAGGGTGGTGAGGAAAATACCACCATGGAAATGGGTGGATCACCGCCGGAGGCTCTGGCTCCATTGGAAACAATGGGCTCAACTATACAACCTCCAAACATGAATGATATTTATTTCGGTGAAAACATTGGGTCTTTCCGCACTTTGTTGAAAAGATACACGACGTGTTATTTTTGGGATTTACCTGATGGGACGACTCCAGCATCTTTCCCGTTTACAGTACTACCGCATTACCCGACAACAGTGATTTCAGTTTCGGGCACTGGAAATGTATATACAAGCACTCCAAACATTTTTCATTTTGTTGCCTCTGCTTTTGTTTGCATGCGAGGGTCAACTCGCATGACTTTGATTGAGAATAAGACATACGGTGCCGACCAATCAAGTTGGTTCTTTTCGCGTGTCCCTCAATTTCGAAGAACTGAGTATAAATGGTACCAGGTGTACGAATCTGGACCTAGTTTTACACAAGCACGGTACAAGACTGCCAGAGTGGACGGCTCAGCAGTGGAGAGTAGAAAGATCAAGCCACTAGTGCAGCTGGAAATGCCGTACTATTCAAATTTGAAATTTACTTCCCCGCGTACAGGAAGTGATTACCGTCCACAAGACTATATAGTCGAATCACAATATTTGGCCGAACCGATGATGCCAAGCGTTAATGCTTGGCTTTCGGTCAATTATGCCGCTGGTGAAGATTTTTCACTAGCATTCTTTCTTTCGACTCCTGAATTGGAGTTCGTTTGAAGGTTAGATAGAGCAACCCTATCGATCGCTACGGCGAGGTGGTGTGCCTCTTTAAAGAGTTTTAATCAGAAGTTTTTAAGGGGGCCTTGCCCCTGGAATTTTATTCTGGTTGCACC